GAGTCAATGAGTAATATTATGTATGAGACTTTTGAAGAAGAAAAGGAAAGTATCAGACAACTGGCAGAAGAGATGTCAACTGTTTGCAACCAAATTCTAGAGGATAAGAAATGACAGATAGACTTCAGTCTAATTTACCGTTCGTAGGACTTCACGCTCACTCTGTGGGTGGTTCTCCTTTTGATGCATTGGGATACGTATCAGAGCATATGGACTCTGCTTATGAAAATGGTCTTGATGCTTTCGCCATTACAGACCACGGCAACCAGAATGCACTCGCAGAAATGGTTCTACACGCTAAGAAGATGCAGAAGTCTGGTAAAGACTTCAAACCAATCTTTGGCGTAGAGGCGTATTTCCATCCCTCCATTAAGCAGTGGAAAGAAGATATGGAGGTGGCAAAACAGAATAAAAAGAATGCTGCTGCCCTAAAGGATACAAATACTTCTGGTGCTGTCGTTGAGACTGAGGTAAGAACATATAAATCTATTGTGAACAGGCGTCATCACCTTGTTATTCTTGCCCAGAACCAAAAAGGTTTAGAAAACATATTCCAACTTATTTCTAAGTCTTTTCAGGGTGATAACTTTTATCGTTTCCCAAGAATTGACTACGATATGTTAGAGCAGCACTCTGAGGGCATCATTGTATCAACCGCTTGTCTCGGTGGTTTGTTCGCTGGTGATATGTGGAGAAATAGAGAAGATGGTGATGAGGCAGTTCTGAATGCCATGCGAGAAACTGCCAAGCGTATGACTTCTATTCTTGGGAAAGATAGGTTTCTGTGTGAGTTGCAGTGGAACAATATTGAAGAGCAGCATGATTTAAATAAGTTTGTGATTCAGGTCGCAAAAGAGTTTGATTTAACCCTTGTCTCAACTGCGGATAGTCACTATCCTACTTCTGAATCTTGGAAAGACAGGATTCTTTACAAGAAGTTGGGGTGGTTAGGTAAGGGCAAGGAAATGGACACCGAACTTCCTATTGACGTAGAAGAAGTAGGTTACGAACTTTACCCAAAGAATGGCGACCAGATGTGGGAAAGTTACAAGAAGTATTCAGCAGAAGCAGGCGTTGAGTATGACGATGATGTTATTAGAGAAAGTATTGTTGTAACACATAAGATTGCTCACGAGATGATTGAATCTTTTTACCCAAGTAACGAAGTTCGTTTGCCTGACTTTGTAGTACCCCCAGGCAAGACAGCAGATGAGGCACTCGTCGCCGCTTCTATTGAGGGGTTGAGAAACTTTAAGTTATCTAAGAAGAAAGACTACGTTGAAAGACTTAAATTAGAACTAAACGTCATTGCCGATAGAGGTTTCTCAAAGTATTTCTTGACAATGAAAGCAATTGCGGATAGAGCAACGCAGGAGCAACTTACAGGTCCAGGGCGAGGTTCAGCAGCAGGTTCACTTGTGGCATACGTCTTGGGTATTACCCAGGTAGACCCAATTAAATATGGACTTCTCTTTTCTCGGTTCTTACGTTCCGACGCAAAAGACTATCCAGATATTGACTACGATGTAAGTTCGCCAATGGAACTTAAAGAAAAGTTAGTTGAAGAGTGGGGCGAAAACACTGTTGTTCCGATTACAAACTGGAACACCTTGCAGTTGCGTTCTCTTATTAAAGATATCTCTAAGTTTTACAAGATACCTTTCAATGAGGTGAATAATGTGACTGGTAGGATGATGGCAGAGGCAACGCCAAAAGCAAAGGCGAAGCACAACATTTCTGCTGGTGTTTACACTCCTACGTTTGAAGAAGTAATGGAGTTTTCAGACACTTTGCAAAGATTTCTACAACAGTATCCCCACGTCAAGACGCACGTTGAAGCACTATACGGACAAGTGCGTTCTTCTTCACGTCACGCTGGTGGTGTGGTAATCGCAGACGACTTACACAAGCAAATGCCTCTTATTACTTCTGGCGGTGTTCGTCAAACACCTTGGTCCGAGGGTCAGAATGTTCGTCATCTGGAACCAATGGGTTTCATTAAGTTTGATATTCTTGGACTTGCTTCTCTCCGAATGATGGAAGATGCAATTCGCTCTATTCTTGTTCGTCATAAGGGTGTCAGGAAACCTACATTTGCCGACATCAAGAAATACTATCAGGAGAACTTGCATCCCGATGTTATCAATTTTGATGACCAAGAGGTTTATGAAAATATCTTTCATAAGGGCAAGTGGGCAGGAGTATTCCAGTTTACGGAGACAGGAGCGCAGAACTTCTGTGTAAACGCTAAACCTAGAAGTATTGTTGATATCTCTGCTATTACTTCTATCTTTCGCCCAGGACCACTTTCTGCCAAGGTTGACAGAAGTTATGTCCGAGCAAAAGAAAATCCAGATGGAGTAGAATATATTCATCCGACTATCAAAGAAGTGACAGAGGAGACTTATGGGTTCCTTATCTTTCAGGAACAAATTGCACTTCTCGCTCACAAACTAGGTAAAGATGTTTCTCTTGATGAAGGTAACTTACTTCGTAAGTTGCTTACCAAGAAGGGCACTGGCAAGGGTGCCGAGGAGAAGAATAAGATTTATCAAAAGTTTGTTACGGGGTGCGTTGAGAAAGGTATTCCAGAGCATAAGGCAACCAAACTCTGGGAAACCTTTGAGTTCTTCTCAGGGTATGGTTTTAATAAGTCTCACGCAGTTTCCTATTCTATTCTATCTTATCAGTGCGCTTGGTTGCTTAACTACTACCCAGTTGAGTGGATGGCGGCATTCTTGGATAAAGAACCAGAGTCTAGAAAAGAGCGAGCAATCAACACTGCTAAGAAGATGGGTTTTGAGATACGTCCTCTTGATATCAACCTGTCAACTCGTAACTGGGAGATTGGTGACGACGGTGCGCTAATTCAACCATTCTCTTCTATCAAAGGTTTGGGTGATGCAGCAATAGACCAGATTCTTAATTTCCGTCCGTTTAATACGATTGAGGAATTCTTGTTTCACGATAGGGTTGTTTACTCTAAATTAAATAAGAAGGCACTGGACGTTCTTGTTCGCTCAGAAGCACTTATGCCTCTTATGGATGAGAGGTTCAAGGGTACAAGACATTTCTGGTCTGCCGTGGCAGTAGACAGGGCAAAGACAAAGAAGAAGTTTCACGAGAACATTGAACTCTATGAACCAGAGGGTGACTTCTCTAAGGAAGAGATGATTGAGCACCAGACTAACTTGACTGGCATGTTTCCTATTCACTTGGTTATGTCAGCATCAGTCCGAGAACAGTTAGAGAACAGTGACATTCCACCACTTGGTGATTTCTACCCAGAGGTTCCAGTTGCTTGGTTTATTCCTCGTGAAGTTATTGAAAGAAAGACGAAGAATAACAAGAAGTATTGGATGGTCAAGGTTATTGATTCAACTTCTACTATTAGCACAATTAAGTGTTGGGGTGTCAGGGACACAGATGTGGTCGAGATTAATAAACCTTACATGGCAAGACTAGACTATAGTGAACAGTGGGGTTTCTCAACTCGTTCCATCAGACATAATTTTAAATTATTAGCATAAAATACTTGAAAACAGAAAAACACTGTGTTATAGTGATAAAAGTTAAAATAAAGGAGATATTATGATTATTGAGTATTCACGAGTTCGCCCAGATGCGAAACCGCCCACGAGGGCAAACCCTTCTGATGCTGGATTGGATTTGTTTTTTAATCCAGAGAGTATTGAAGCGGGAGTTCGAATTAAACCAGGGGAAAGCAAACTTTTTCAAACAGGCATCCGTGTCGGAGTTCCTCATGGGTACATGCTTGAGATTAAGAATCGCTCTTCCGTCGCAGCAAAGAGAAGTTTGCTTGTAGGTGCTTGTGTCGTTGATTCTGGGTATGACGGAGAGATTTTCGTAAACTTGCACAATGTTGGGAGCGAAGAACAGATTGTTACACGTCACGATAAGATTGCTCAGGCAGTGATGGTCCCAGTTGTTCATTTTCGAGCACTTGAGACTGGTACGGGAGATTTGTACAATTGGCATCCAATTACGATTTCTAACCGAGGCGACGGCGCTCTAGGTTCGACTGATGAGTCTTAAAAGAAAGATACAGAAAGCAAAAAAGAAAAAGGCAGAGAAAGAACTAAAAGATAAAGTAATGTCTTTTGATAGAATGCCTGATTGCTGTGTTATGTGTTACAAGGACTTTGACAAAACGAGCAAGGAGCATCATAACACTTGGATTGTTGTCGAGAGAAGAGAGCAGAAAAGGGTAAGTCTCTTTTGCCCAGACTGTTGGGACAATGGGTTGGCGGCAGCAAAAGAACACGTTTATAAGAAGCAGACAGCACTAGATAGGCATCTGATAAAAAAGGAAGACCCGAAAAAGAGGAGGAACAAGGTTGTACCAGATTCGCAAGACTATCCAGAGGTTGAGGATTATATTAAAAAAGGTACGCCGAAGGTTAAAGTCCCCAAAGAAGGAGAAACTAAAGATGAGTAAGTTTATAAGCAAAGAACCAGCATTGACATATGATGATGTTCTGCTTGTCCCTCAGTATAGTTCTATTCAAACAAGAACGCAGGTAGACTTGTCCGTACCGTTTGAACCAGGGTTTAATCTTGCTATTCCGATTATTTCTAGTCCAATGGATACTATTACTGGTGCTAACATGGCAGCAATGATGTTTCGTATGGGCGGTTTGGGGATTATCCATCGCTACAACACTATTGAGAAGCAAGCGCAACTTGTTGAGTCTGCTATGAAGAAGGGTGGTTTTCTACTCGGCGCTGCCGTTGGAGTTACAGGCGATTATCTGGAGAGAACTCAGGAACTTGTTGCCAAAGGTGCATCAGTTATTTGTATAGATGTTGCTCATGGGCATCACAAGATGATGCAAGAAGCAATAGACAATATTAAATCTTGGGCACCTGATTATCTTCACGTCATGGCAGGTAATGTCGCAACCAAGGAAGGGTATGAAGCACTTGCTAACTGGGGTGCTGATTCTGTGCGCTGCAATGTTGGAGGAGGTTCCATTTGCACCACTCGTATTCAGACAGGACACGGGGTACCAGGACTTCAGACTATTCTTGATTGTGCGGAATCTCAGTATGCAGGAACAGTCATGATTATCGCAGACGGCGGTATTCGCAACTCAGGTGATGCGGTCAAGGCACTTGCAGCAGGTGCAGACTTGGTTATGTTGGGTTCGTTGCTTTCGGGGACGGACGAGACGCCAGGAAGTACCTTTGAGGACGCAGACGGAAACTTGCGTAAAAATTTTCGGGGTATGGCATCCAAAGAAGCGCAAAAAGATTGGAGAGGCAAGTTTTCTTCACTCGAAGGTGTGGCTACATCAGTTCCTTGCAGAGGTCCAGTAGCGGAAATCGTCTATGAACTCGAACAAGGCATTCGTTCAGGGTGTTCTTACTCGGGAGTAACCTCTCTAGAGGAGTTAAGACTAAAGGCAAAGTTTATTGTACAGTCTGCTTCTTCGCAAAAAGAGTCAAATGCTCACATATTTGGGAGATACTCTTAATGGAGGGTAAGTACGGAGAAAATAAAAAGAAGATAGTATTTTTTGATACCGACGAGCGTCATAAAGAACTAAAAATTATGCTCGATAGGTACGGATTAACGCAATCTAAACTTTTTCGCTATCTTGTAACTTGTATGTTGGAGGAGAATCAAATATCAAAAGACATTATTCGTATGATAGACGATAACTCCAATAAAAAGTCGAGAAAACGTTCTAAACGAGTACAAGAGATAGAAGAAAAAGCGCAACAAAAGCAAGAAGAAATAGAAAAGCAATTTAACTTAGACAACGAAGAGATAGATGATATCTTCGACTTAATAGCAAGGGAGCACCCAGATTTATGAGAGAATGTAGCGACATTTGCAAGAAACTAAACGTGTCTTGTCCAGAAGAAAACAAAGACTGCCGTTTTTGGATGGACTATGAAGGAGATTTAAACTGTGCTCTTATTGCTATCGACAACAACGATGGAAGACCGATGACTTTGCGTGATATTGGGTTGAGATTGAACCTAAGTCACGTCAGAATTGACCAAATAGCGAAAAAAGCAACAGAAAAGGTTCGTAAAAAACTTAAAAACGACGACCTGTTTCCATAAAACTAACTATTTATAAAGTGATTGGCTATTTACGCCCAAATTTTTATCATTCCCAAAGAAGGAGAAAGAAAATGAAGAAGAACTTGCTTACAGAAGCACAGATTAGAAGAATGGCAACTATTGCTGGTATTCCTGCCCTCAACCGTATCTCAGAAAAGGTTGAAATTCAGTCAGAAGATACTGAAGAGACTACAACTGAAGAGACGACCAACGAGGCAACTGAGGAGACTACCACTGAGGAGACTGAGACAACAAACGAAGAGATTGTTGCCGAAGAAGAAGAGATGGAGATGGACGCTGAAGCACCTGCTGAAGAAGAAGTTCCACAAGAGAAAATCGAGTCACTTGTAGACGCAGTTCTTGCTGCTATTGAGTCTGAGACTGGCGTTCCCGCAGAGCGAGTTGATGACGAAGAAGCACCTGCTGACGATGCACCAGAGATGGATGCAGAACCAGAGATGGACATGGGTGAAGAGGAACCAGCAGAAGAAGAAGAGATGATGGAGGAGACAACTCCTTCACTTGCTGAAAGAATCGCAGCAGCAGTTCAGTCTATTCTTGACGAAGACGCTGCCCTTGAAGAGTCAAACTGCACAACCAACGAAGAAGAAATCGAAGAAGGTAATTGCACAACCAACGAAGAAGAAATCGAAGAAGGTTACGGCAAAGAAGACGACGAAGAGAAGATGGAAGAGGCAAGCGAGGAACAACTCGAAGAAATCACCAAAGCAGTCGTTGCTCGACTTCGTTCTCTTAAATAATTTAAATAAACCTTTTGGTTTGGTGTGAGAGAATAAAGCAGGGCACGAAAATGTCCTGCTTTTTTATTGTCATTATTAACGGAGTAAATAAATGAAACTAGATTTGAAAAACCTAAAAAGTCTCATCAAAGAGGCAGTCGAAGAGCATAAGAAAACAATGCTCCTTGAGGAACCGCAACCGCTTGAAGAAATTGCACTTCGGAATAACCCAAATCCGTTTAAGGCAATTTTCATCTTTGGACCTGCTGGCGCTGGTAAATCTTTTATCTCAGGTAAGTTGGGTATTCCAGAAGAGTTCGTAACTTCCAACCCAGACGAAGACATTGAAGCACAATTTGGTAACTTTGGCGTTGGTTTGAAGTTTGCAGATAAAACAGACTTGGACAACTGGAAGCAACAACAAGCATTTCGTGAAAAACTTCAAAATGCTTCACAAGCAAAAACAGCAAACTGGTTAAACACTGCTACACCTGTTATTTTCGACACAACTGGCGAAGACGTAATGAAGATGGGTGTCCGAGCAGAGGAACTAAACGAAGCGGGTTACGATGTTGCTGTTTTTCAAATTAATGTTCCACCAGAAGTTTCTATTCAGAGAGATAAGGACAGAGCAAGAACAGTTGGTGCTCCAACCGCAACTATCTCAAAACAATATCAGGACGAGGTTCAGGACGACAGAGGATACTTTCAACTTTTTGACGGATATCGCAATATCAAGATTCTTGGTGGCGACATCTATGCTAACATTTATGACTTGCGTGATGATTCACTTCTTGTTCCAAAAGAATTGGCAGACGAAATGAAAACTAAGGACGGAAAACCTTATACACCAGAGTATGCCAAGCAAGTTCTTGCCAAAGCGACCAAAGACCTTACAGACTTTCTTGATGGTTCGACTCGTGAACCTAAAAACAAGAATGGCAAGATTCTGTATAGGGGGATGATGGCGCTTTTAGATAAATCAGGTGATAAATTAGGTAATCGTCTTACTGACTTTATCGTTGCCGCTCACGACCCTGAACTTTTGCAAGACCCAGCAATTGTAGCAGCAGGCGAAAAGATTGCTGAACTTGGTGGTGCAAGAGAAATGTTTGCTAAGGCGCAGCGTTCTCAAAAAGTTGCTGGTTACAAGCAGGGACAGGCAAGGTCGGGAGAAGACGGAAAACTTCGTGACCCAACAGCAGGCGAACTTGATACCAAGCGAAGCAAGATTCCTTTTGAGGTCTGGCGCAAGATGGTTGCCAACGATATCAAGGGTAGAGATGATTTGTCCGACGACGAGAAAAAGAAAAGAATTGAAAAACTTGCCAATATGAAAAAGGGTGACCGCTATACCGATGGTCCAAAACTCACCGCTGAAGAAGCAAAACTTCACGACCAAGTGAAGGAAATCATTCGTGAGATTCTACTTACTAAAGAAGAGTAATTTTTACTTGACTTCGTAGGACAGAAATGATATACAATGGAAGCAAAGAACTTCATAATGAACCTCATCAAAGAGGGAAAACATTTCTTTTATAAAGACAATGTTTTTTATGGAGAGAAGTGCTTCATCGTTTATTCTGTTGTGAAATGGGTCGTTGCGGAAGCAAAGGCAGGAGAGTTCGATGAAGAGCAAGTCAAGAATTATTTAAATGCTATTTCTGCTTACCTAAAGGGAGATATAGAGATGTTCTGGGAAAATGGAACGCTTTATGTTAGGAAGTTGAAATAAGGTTCAAACTAAAAAGGAAAGAGAAACCATGCCTAAAAAGAAAAAGAAAGAAGAAAAAATCCAGGAGGAGCAAGTTCAGGAAGAACAAGTTGAAGAGTTAGAGGAAGAACTCACAGATGAAGAGTTGCTTGAACAACTCGCAGGCGGTGGAGACGGAAAGTCAATCATTCTCCTTCCACCAATGACAGGCGGTAGTACCGCCGAAAAGAAACCGAGAGTCGTACCAGTTATTGGCGACGTATCGGAAAGAATGGCACTCGAAGTGGTCGCAGGACTTTTGACACTTCGTGAGACAGGAAAGAAAAAGGTTCTTGCAGACCCAACTGACATGAATTCTGAAATCATTGAGAAATCTCTCCCTATCGAGATGATTGTATCAACTTTCGGCGGTTCAGCACTTGACATGTTCGGCATTTGTGATATGATGCGTGTCGTTCAGGAAGAGTGTCCGATTATCACAACGGGCATCGGCAAGGTTATGTCAGCAGGTGTTTTAATTCTTGCCTCTGGCACTAAGGGTAGTCGCAGAATCGGTCGCAACACTCGTGTTATGATTCACTCTGTTATTGCTGGTGCTCACGGTCCTATTCACAACATTGAAAATGAGGTTGAGGAAATTAAATGGGTTCAGGAACGATATATCGACGTTCTTGTACGTGAGACGGACATGACAAGAAGAATGGTAAAGAAACTTCTTGACAAGAAAGTCAACATTTACCTTGACGCACAGCAAGCAGTTGATTTCGGCATTGCTGATATTATTATCTAAAGGAATAAAGAAGATGGCAAATTGGGAAAAACTCATTGAAGAGCATTACGAGAAAAAGAGCAAGATTGACGCTGAAACCATTTATGAACTTGTTGAGCAGGTTCTCTTGGAAGAGGGTTATCAAGACTCAGATATTATCAAGAAACACTCTTCAATGAGGTTGTCTACTAAGGGCACCAAGAAAACAGGTGGTGAACCATTTGACGAAGACCCACCAAAAGAACGCTCAAAGTCAGCACCTGCTGGTTTTGGTGTTTTGGAGGAACAGGTTGACGCAGAACTAGACGCAAAAGTACTCGCTGCTACAAAAGAATTTGTCAAGGCAAACAGTCCAGACGTAAACTTGGAAGATATTACGGTTTATGGCGACCCAAAGTTAAGAAAGATAGGAGTACCCACCTTTCTTAGACAAGAAGCGGGATTGATGGATGCTTTGAAATCTGTTCTTCAGACCAGTTTTCCAGACGCTACCGCTATCAACACTCTCCTGGCAACCGACAAGAGCACTCCAATTGGATATGTGGTTAAGAGCGGAAAGAGAAATCTTGCAAAATATGTTTACAAACCTTTTGGCAAAAACATAAACAAGGGCGACATTGCGGAAGGCATCCTTGGTGCTGCCCTTTATGCAAAGTTTATGAACCCTGAACTCAAGGTTACAGATTCAGCAGTCAAGAAAGTACTGGAGATGATAAGTGTTAGACCCGATGCCGAGAAGGATAACCCCAAAAAGGTAGACAAGACTCTCAAAGGCAAAAATGGAGTAGACGAAATTTCGTTTAGGGTTGCTTTATCTACTGGAAACTATGAAGGACTGGTGGACCCAAAATGGCACTCAGAGTTGTCTAATCACTATAAGTCAGCAGTAGCATACGTCAACGGCGAAGCGATTGTTGATGAAGCAATGCAGCAGGAAATGGACAAGAACCCTAACGTGATAGAAGTTATTTCAGATGGTGTCTCGGACCAAACAGGCACCAAAGTAGATGTTCAAGTTAAAGTTGATGGCAAGTTTACCAAACTCGGAAGCATTTCACTAAAAGCAGGTTCTAAGACGATGGGTCAAGTTGGTAGCGGCGACTGGAATAAACTTTCAGGTTTGCTTTCTGACATGTTTGGAATAAAACCCGACTCAGCACTTGAGGAACCTTGGAAAACCGCAGTTTCAAATAGAGAAAAAGCAGCGGTTATCGCAGCAGGGCAAGCAGTTTACAAAGATATTGTTGATGAACTTGCCAGGGAACCAGCACTTCGAAGAGACAAACCAGAAGAGCAAGTTGATGTTATCCAGAGCATCATGTATGGTGTCCGAAAGGCAGCAACTGGAGGCGAGAAGGGTGTTTTCTTAGTTGACTTCGACGGTGGCGATTACAAAGTACTAAACTTTGATGATAAACTGGAAGACGTGTTTAGGAGAAGAGAGAACTTTAAACTAGGGGTTAAGTATACTCAGTCTTCAAGCGGTTTTCCTAAAATTCTTATCAGAGATGATGGGAACAATGAGACTCTAATCGAAATAAGAATGAGAGTTGAAGGCAAGGGCGAAACAATAAAGAATGTTCGTCACTACGTTGAGAAAACCAAGTACCTCGGGAAACTACTCGACATTGCTGAGAGACTTGAGAAAGAAGAAAATTAATCCTTTACAAATTCAAAAACATACCATATAATAAGAAAAGACAACAAACTGGAGGTTGCTTTGAGCAAAGTCTATTCTAATAATCAAGAACTATCAACTAAACTATTGGAGGGTGTAACAACATTAGCAGAAAATGTTGGCGCTACTCTCGGACCTAAAGGTAGAAATGTTATTCTACAAAAGAAGGGTGAAAACCCAGTTATCACCAAAGATGGTGTAACGGTTGCTTCTTTCGTTTCACTTTCTGACCCTGTTGCAAACTTGGGAGCACAGGTTATTAAGCAGGCAGCACAAGTCACAGCAGACGAAGCAGGAGACGGAACAACCACTTCTACTATCTTGTCTCACGAAATCTTTCGTCAAGCGACAGCACACCTCTCTGCGGGTATTTCACCAGTGGAAATTAAGAGAGGAATGGATAAGGCAGTAACTGCTCTTACAACAGAGTTAGAGACGGTCTCACGACCTATTGAAACGCTCGACGATATTCGACACATTGCAACCATCTCTGCCAATGGAGATAAGCACCTTGGAAACCTTATTTCCGAGGCAGTAGACAAGGCAGGCAAAGATGGTGCTATCACTATTGAACCAGCAAACTCTTCAACAACTTCTTTAGAACTTATTGAAGGTTTTCAGTTTGACTCTGGTTATCTTTCACCTCAGTTTGTAACTGACAAGCGCAGATGGACTATGAGACACGAGAACGCACTTGTTCTTGTTTCAGATACAACTATTTCAGCAGTAGAACAAATCTTTCCTGCTTTACAAATTGCTTCAAGAGAAGGACGAGCACTTATTATTGTTGCAGAGGATGTTCAAGACCAAGCACTCGCTGCTCTTATTATGAACACTGTTCGAGGTACAATGAAGGTTGCAGCAATTCGAGCACCAGGATATGGAGAAGACCGACGTGCTTGTCTTGAAGATTTAGCAAGTTCGGTTGGAGCAACTGTCCTTGGTCCTGCTGGTAAGCAATCTCTGTCCAAGGTAGATGTCTCACATTTGGGCACAGTTAAGGTCTGCGAGGCGAAGAAAAACTGGGCAACATTTGTCGGTGGAGCAGGTGACCCAAGCGTTCTCGAAGAGAGAATCGAGCAGTTAAAGGCAGAGATTCAGCAAACAGACTCTCTTAAAGAATGTGAGAGAATTCAGACTCGTGTTAATCGTCTTGCTTCTGGTGTTGCTATTTTAAAGATTGGTGGAAGCACCGAGATAGAAATGATGGAAGCACTTCACCGAGCAGAGGATGCTCTACAGGCAGTTCGTTCAGCGCAAGAAGACGGAACCGTAGCAGGTGGTGGAACAGCATTAGTTCAGGCATCTCAACGACTTAGCGAGGTTCCGTTCGACACCCTTGGGACTGAGAACAACGACCAGGCACTTGGAGCGAGAATTGTTTTGTCAGCAGTTTCAGCACCACTTCGCAAGATGGCATCGAATGCTGGACTTTCAGTTGACTTGACTGAGAAGACTGTGAGAGAAGCAGAAACAGGTTCAGGTTACAACTTTGCAACAGGTGAAGTTAGCAACCTTTACGAGACTGGAGTTATCGACCCATTAAAGGTAACAAAAACTGCCCTCCTAAACGCTGTATCCGCAGCAGGCACACTTATTACCACTTCTCACGGAATTGTTGAGACGGAATAAGAATCTAGAATCTATTTACAAGGACAGGGGATAAACTCTGTCTTTGTTTTATAGAGGAAATATGTTTTGCAAAAAGAACTAGAACTTGTCCAACTACTTGCTTCACTCAACGAGAAAATAGATACAGTTGAAAAGCAGTTAAAGCACTCAACAGACTTATCAATAAAAATAGAGAGACTTGTGGAAGACGTGTCCTCTATCAAATCATCAATGGGCGAGTTACAGTTCATGCTTATGGGCGATGGTCAGAACATGGGCATTGTTACTCGTGTTGCAGGTTTAGAAAAAAACTTTGACGATAGAGAGAGGTTCATGGAAAAGACTGTTGAACCAGCAATGGAAAAGCAGCAAAGAATTCTTTTCGACTTGGAAAACTTCAAAGAAGTCGTTGAAGAGGATAAAAAGCAACGAGACGAAATTATTCTCTTGAAAGAGAGAGTGTCTAATGTTAACAAAATATTGTGGATAGTTGGTTCAGGCACTATTGGTCTGATGGCAAAAGCAGTATTTTCTATGATAAAGTAAAAATAATCTCACAAAAGGGTTGACAAATAACTTCCTATCCATTATAGTTATTATGTATTGAGAATGAGAAAGAAGGTTGATTTATGAGCATATCAAAGCGATTAGAAGAGTTGGTTTCTAATCCCCACCTCAAGGCAAACAAGCGAGATTATAATTTTGCTGTTTCACTTCAAGAAGCATACCAACGCCAGGGTCGCCTGACTCCTGGTCGCCGCCCCTGGCTTGACAGATTGGAAGAGAAATATTCTGAAGAAGCAGTTGCCGCTAGAGCGCCGTCTCTAAACACCGAACTTATTACTCGCATTCAGAATCTCATCGCCAGCATTGAAGACGAGCGTTCTTGGGGTCAAGGTTTCGCAGAGTCTGTTCTTGGGCAGGTTCAATCGGGCGCTACCCTGTCTCCACGTCAACTGGAAATTATTGCCAAGTTAGAGAAAGAGAACAGTTACTCAGTTCAAGTAGAGCGCCAAGAATTTGCTGCCAAGTACAAAGACGAGTCTACTGGTCTCCGTGCAAAAGCATTAGTTGTTGCCAATTACTATCTTACAACTCCTTACTTTCGAGACATCTGTAGAATGGTCGTCGCAGACGAGAACTATGTTCCTAGTCTTTCTCAATACAATAAGATTGTAGAAAACAAATATGCCAAGAAGATTCTTGCTGGTCATTTTGCCGAACCAAAGTTCCCTGCTGGTTCTCTTGCTCAATTACGAGCAACAGCGCCTCAACGAGCATTTAAGAAAGTAATGGTTATCAAAACCAACTACACTTCTCCCACCTCTGCTTGTGCTGGCAATAAGGTATATCAGGTATTGCCTATTGGCGAAACAACCCCGATTGTTGTAGAAGAGCGACACATTAAAACTTGGAGAGCAGCAAAGAAATGAAAATAGAAAATCAAACATCAATATCTCAGTTGCCTAAAGATATATCTAAAACAATTCAAGAGATTTCACAAAGGTCAAAAAAACTAGAAAGTAAGTTGGACAATGTTCATCCTGAAAAGATTTACGACTCCTATGTAAAGATGGATGCTTTCAGGAGAGAACTATATGAGATTGATTTATTATCTCAAAACCTCATGGACGCCTATCGCCTTTATGCTGCTTATGCTTATCAGGCAATGGCGACTATGGAACCTCAGTTGGAGGAACCCGAAGATGGTGAAGGAACTCGGGTGGAAGGAATTGAGGGTGAAAATTCTTAGCACAGGCGATTTAGTGTATCTTCCAGCACATTTTATGTTGACAAAAGTAAACGATGATGGTAGTATAAGTGAATATTGTGAGTTAAAGGAACCTTATATTGCTTTGCTTTTGAGAAGGTATCAAACTCATTCGGATTTGTTTTATCGTGGTTCTATTTGGACTGCACCTAATGATATGCTGCGAAACTACGCAGTGAAAGGAAAAGAGAATGTTAGTTACACTAACTGAGGTTGTTTCCAGCAACGCAAACCATTATGGTTCTTCGGTGGCAAGCAAAACCTATACTTTGCGTGAAGTCACTGTTAATCCAGCACACGTAATTTGTTTACGTGAGGATGCTTCAATGACCAGTCACTTGAACGAAGGTAGGATGCCAGAAGGCATGGACACTCGCCAACGCTTCACGAGAGTTATTCTTGACAGGGGGCAGGCAGGACTGGAACTTACGGTTGTCGGAGACCCGAATCAAGTGACAGAAAAGTTGAGACTCTCAACGAGAGAGTTGTTGAGAGGTTAAGATGGACAGCAGAGTTTATTACACTTTATACCTTGCAGATGGGTGTCCATATTGCGAGTCTGCAATGCAGTTGATTTCCTCTGAACCTCGTGAGTACTATGCAAGATACTATGACTGGGAAGACGTGGCACTAAACGAGGCAAAGAAGAGATACAATCACAGCACTGTCCCGATTATTTCAAAGTTTGTTGTTACTGACAATGATGAGATTCATGAAGAGTTTATCGGAGGGTACACCGAACTTGTAAAACATCTTGAAAGAGAGGCAGAATGCCAAGAAGAAAACGAACAGTAGAAGAGGTTCCAGTTATAGACGGTCCAGAATTCGAGTGTAAACTTTTGGAACTAAACGAATTTCAGACTCTTCGAATTAATTCGGAAGAAAGTGGCGACGAAACTCGTCTTGCTCGCTATCACGGTTCTAATTTTTGGAGTATAAAAGGTTTCGGTGTTAATCGTTGGGTCATCGGTGGATACATCGTGATTGACTGGAAACAACTTCTATCAGAAGGACACTCCATCGAGGACATTTACAGAGGATGTATAAAGTTTCTAAACAAACCACCTGTCAGGAGAAAGTTTCAGAAAAGAATTACCAAACCTTTGTTTGGAATTTTACAACCAGAACCTGCGAAACTAACTCCAAGAGAGAAGGACGGGCAACTCGTTCTTGAAGTTCTTATGGTTACGAACAAGCGTAAGTCTCGCTTCGTATGGGGCGAGGGTCAAAGCGTACCAGTCAAGATGAAGAGGCGTGCCTTGTTGTGAGGGTAGGCAGCCTTGTCCACCTTAAATCTTGGAATCATCTCATGCTTGGCATAATTCTTGAAACACCTAATAGTGCATCTATCGTGAAAGTATTCTGGATGGATGATATAATATCAAAATACGTCCACATTGAGGACATAGACATCATAAGGAGATAAAATGATGAAAAATATAACACTATTAGCACTATTCTTGGTTGCCTGCGGAACTATTGAGGAATTTCCAGAAAACTATGGAGACAAGCAGGTCTCACAAAAGGACAACGATGTCTCACAATGTGAGGCACACGAGGAAGAAACTAATAACTCAGAACTTCCTTACTTTTATCAGTATGATAACTATGTAAGTCCAGGTTCAACCTGTCAGAACACTTCCATTGCGATGTTGTTGGCAAAGTATGGTTGGCAGGGAGTTCCAGATGACATTACTAGGGAATGGGGTAAAGATTATGCTCAGTCGCCTCAAGGGTTGGCTAACGTCTTCAACACAATCGCACAAAGAGAGGGAATTGGGGCACGCATTGAACCCGTTCTCTATGGGACTCTTGAAGAGTTACAGCGATTACTACGAGAAGGAAAACCAACGATAATTCACGGATATTTCACAGGATATGGGCACGTTCTTGTTGCTACGGGATTCGATGGAAACTCATATACGACCAATGACCCAGCAGGAACATGGTCAGAAAGGTTTATGGGAGGCTATTTAGGAACAGGTAGTGGGAGAGGTGTCCGTTACAGCAAGTCTGCATTTGAAGCAGCAGTTGCAACCTCTGACGGTTATACTCACCTTCCACTCTGGTACCATCGTTTAGTGGAGTGAGATTTAGTGAAATTATCCAAAGAGGAGTTAGAAGAATACTTTTTCTTGGACGTAAGAGAAGAGTCGGAGTTTGAAGAAAAAAACATTGAAGGTTCTTATAACTTGCCGAGTAGAAAAGTCAGAGCAATTGCCACGCCAACTTCTCTTGGATTTTGGGAAGGTAAAATCCCAAAGGATAAAACAATAGTTGTCTATTGTGCCACAGGCAAAAGAGCAAGACTCGCAGCAGAAGCATTAAGAAAAAGAAAATTTAAAGTTCTAGACTTGCAAACATTGGAGCAAGCGCAAGACTATTACAGCGCAGTGAAAGATAAAGAGCATGGAAGATAAAATTATTGCTGTACCTCAACAAGAGTTCTTAGACGCAATAGAGATGCTTGAAGAATACAGAAAAGTCTGCTATTATTTTCTCAAAGAAGAGGCAAGCAAGGAAGAAGGGACACCCTTGGTTGAGGACTTGTGTGAATTCTATGCAGGATGCACGAGAATCAAAGAAATAATAATGAAGACAATGCAGAAAGAGGTGAACGCCCGAGGTGCTAAGGTTCCAGAAAACTCTATTGTTGTTGAGGACTTAGATTACCTCACCATTACTGAACTTCTTATAGGGATTCTTAATTTAGAAGGCACACTTCTCTCCCAGAATGTATCTCTAAAAAAACATTAAAAAATAGCAAAAAAACTTTACTTTTTATAAATTTGTGGTATACTTACACACCAATAAAAAAGGAGAAATGAAATGAAGTTTTTAAAGATTGCGGGCACCTTTGTTCTTGGTGCTTCTATTGTTTCTTTGGCGTCTGCACCAAAGTTACCTACCGCTCAAGCACAAGAGTTTATTACCATTGAGACACCAATGGTAATTTCAGTAAAAAGATAAAAATCACTTGACAAAAATCAATCCGTTATTATATTTATATACAAGAGAGGCAGGTGTTGCTCTCTAAACAAACCGTGTTGCCGAAAGGAACACAAAAAATGGTAACTTGCTTATATTAAGGAGAATAAAATTATGACAAATAACACATTACCAACATTATATCGAATTCCGAATTTACTAACACGTTCAGTTATTGATGACATTTGGGACGGGTTTTTTGCTAACCCAGCACCAATGATTCAGAAGGCAACTTCTGGTTATCCAGTGACTGACATTTATGTAGACGAGTCAGGCAATTCAACTATTGAACTTGCTCTTGCTGGTTTTACAAAAGAACAATTAAACATTGAAGTAAAGGATAGGGGTATCACTATCCACGCTGATGCAGGAAGTACAGAAGGCGAGTCTACTTCACGTAGAATTGCCAGACGTTCTTTCTCAAAAACGTTTTACGACTACGGCAACAAACTTGACTTAGAGAGGATTACCGCTAAGTTTGAGAATGGGTTATTAGTAGTAAAGGTTCCACCAGTCCTAGAGGCGCAACCTCAAAAGATTGATATCGAGTAAAACAAAATCAGCAACACCACTCTTTATAAGGCACCTTCGGGTGCCTTTTTCTTTGTTTTCGAACTATTTATTATGACTTGGAGCGCAAACAAATGAAGAAAACACTATTGGCAGCATTAACAATTCTCTTACTTTGTGCTAATGTAGAGGCACAAGAAGATTCGCCAAAGACAAAGTTTTATGATTTTGATGACTTACTTATCAATGGTGAATATAAAAAACCCCAGGTAATGTACTTGGATACGCAGTCTAAAGTAAAGTTTGAGCGACTCCTGAAATTGAAAAAAGATTTTATACCAAAATTAAAAAACACACACAGAGACCCTTCTCTGAGATAAGGAATAAAAATGAGCAACAAGATTACAGACAATTGGCAAAAGTACTTGCGAGAAAATAAAAAAGTAGAAGAGAAGTTTTCACCAGAAGACTTTAAAGATGTCTATCAGACAGCACAGATGGCACACGTTGGTCAAAAGAGAAGAGATGGTTCGGACTATTTCTCTCATCCATCAGAGGTCAGGAATATTGCGAGAAAGTTTTATCCAAAAGACAATGTTATTCAGATGGCAGCACTTTTACATGATGCCCTTGAAGATGCTCCTGGTTCTACTGTATCGACGGTCGAGGAGATGGAAGATTACATTAAGGGTTCGATTCAAGACCCAGCATCAGCAGATGAAGTTATCAGGGTTGTTCGTGCCCTAACCCACGAAAAAGGTGGGGATTACCAGTCTTATGTTGTCGGTTTGATGGGTGACGTTCCCACTCTTCGTGTAAAATTGGCAGACATGGTACATAACCTTTCTGATAATCCAACGCCAAAATCAAAAAAGAAGTACAGGTCGGCACTGGATGCTATTGCTCAGAAGACTGATGGCAAACCTCCGAGGGGTATATCAGATGAACACTGGAATACCTTGATGTCTTTATCTTCTGAAAAGGTTGACGAAGCAGTTCTTTCGATGGATGACATGGACGCTCTCAACGATAAGGTTGACGAGTTTGGTTACACAAAGGAAGGACTTTACGAACTCGTAATAAAAGTTTTTCAGGCAATGGACTCAGGCGATGTCTCAAAAATTCTTTCTCAATTGAGAAAGACAAACGAGCAGGCGACCGTTGCAGATGTTGTTGGGCATGTAGCAGAAAAGATTTTAGATAAGGACGACGGCGAGTATCAAAGGAGTATCGTAAAACCTATCAAGATGAAGGAAGAAGGAGAACTTGATGAAAAAGCAGTCTCTAAGGCGCAACAAAGATACTTCGGTATGTTAAAAAAGTGCAAAGAGGACGGCGATTGCCCCGACGCAGAAATGAAGAGCAAAGCAGATAAAATGACTACAAAGCAGGTTGATGATTTTGCTGGAACCAAGCACAAGGGTCTCCCTGCACAGGTCAAGAATGAAGATTTGATACAAAAGATTAAGGAAGAGGTTTTGAATATGCTCGATGAAGAACCAGCAAAGGGCAAGAAATATTCAAAGACTGTGACTAATCCCAAGACTGGTAGAAAGAAAAAAGTTAGTTATGGAGCAAAGGGATACAGGATTGCTCCAGGTACTTCTAAGGGAGATAGTTATTGCGCTCGCTCTTACGGAATCAAGAAAGGGTTGTCCAAAGAAAAGCAGAATGACCCCAACACTCCTAACAACCTTTCCAGAAAGAAGTGGAAATGCCGTGGTAAAAAGTCTATGAAAGAAGAGTATACCACTGAAGAAATTCGTATGGTGATTGAGGATGTCATTGGCAAACTCGAAGAAGCGGGCAAGTGCCAAAAGGGTTACAAGACACATCCTACCAGAAAGACAAAAGAAATGTTCGGCAAACAATATCGTAACTGCATCAAAGCAGACGAAGCACTTCGCACAAGAGTCAGGGAAACTATTGTCCAACGACTTGAAGAAGAAGGCGGTTGCTACTCTGACAAAGAGATTTGCACAGCAGGTCTAAAGTTTGTTGTAAACTCTGACTCGCCAGGGATTAAAGATGTTAAGTGTGAAGACGGTGTTCTCAAGAACTGGTCTGCTCGTGCAGCACAGATTGCTTCTAAATACTGTAAAGATGATAACTACGGTCGAGGCAAGAAAGACGAGAGCATCGAAGAGGGTGACTTACAAAAGTGGGCAGACGAAAAGTGGGTTCACTCTGATGGAACACCTTGTGGCGATGGTCGTGAAGACGGTTCAGTTGAGCGTTGCAAACCAAAGGCAAAGTGGGCGAAGATGTCTAAGGGTGAAAAGGCAGCAGACAACGCAAAGAAGCGAGCAGGCACAAAGAAGGGCAAGCAAAACGTTGCTGCTACAAAAAAGGGCAAAGTAACCAAGAGTTACACAAAGAGATAGATTATGAAACAATTAATGGAAAATTGGCGCAAGTTTATGAGCGAGGTGAAAGTCACTGTGGGAAAGGTAAAGGATTACGTTTGCCCACCAGCAACTCAAGACTTGAAACTCAACACGAAGAATAGAGATGCTGCCATCCACGCAGACCACATAAAATACGGTCCATTGAATGTTGATGAACCTGGCGACTACTGGAAAGACATCGCAAAATATTGGGACACTACAGAGAAGGCAGCAAAGAAATCTAACTGCTCTAATTGTGTCGCCTTCGACATTTCTCCTAGAATGAAAGAATGTATGCCAGGTGTAACTACCGACAAGGACGGAGAGTTGGGTTACTGCTGGATGCACCACTTCAAGTGCCACTCTGCTAGGTCTTGCTACACTTGGGCAAAGGGCGGTCCTATCGTTGATGACCAAATTTCTCACGAATGGCAAGACAAGAGCAATCTATGACTTACTCAAAAGAAGTTCTAGACCACTACGAGAATCCAAGAAACGTAGGCACCCTGGACAAGAATGCGCTTGACGTTGGTACTGGTTTGGTCGGTGCTCCTGCTTGTGGAGATGTGATGCGCCTGCAAATAAAAGTTGAAGACGGCGTTATTAAAGAGGCACGCTTTAAAACTTATGGTTGCGGTTCTGCAATCGCAGCGTCATCGCTCGCAACAGAGTGGTTGAAGGGCATGACCTTGGACGAAGCAAAAGAGGTAAAAAACAAGGATATCGCAGAGCACCTCTCGCTTCCTCCAGTAAAAATCCACTGCTCAGTGCTTGCAGAGGACGCAATCAAATCTGCCATCGAAGATTACAGAGAAAAACAAAATTCCTGATACTATTTAATTTGTAAACACTGTCAGGAGGATATTATCATGAAAAAGTTTTTACACAAATTAGTCACTCTATTTGACCCGAAGCATTGCTGCTGTTGTTGCGGTTGCTGCAACTGCGAGAAAGGTTGCTGCTAAGGGAGAAAGAAAAGGGTGTTAAAAAGACTATTAAATAAAATAAGAAATTTAAAACCGATAATGATTGAGAATTCCAAAGTTCCAGTCTTTTTATCACACTTCGCACCAATAGACATTTGGGCTATATCTTTTGGTCCATTTGTCTGGTGTCGAGGCATCATGTCTCCAGTAACCATAAGGCACGAGCGAATCCATTTTGCCCAGCAGGTCGAGTGCCTATTCATCGGGCAATGGATATTATACGGGTGGTACTGGTTGCGAGGTGTCATGGCAAAGAAGTCAGGCAGAGAAGCGTACTATTCTAATGCATTCGAGGAAGAAGCATATACGCATGAGAACGACCCTTTGTATCTTGAAAACCGTCCGTTCTACCACTGGAAAAAATACATCTAAAAACTAATTACTTTACAAGACATTAAGTTTATGTTACTATTTTAGTAAAGGCAAATTATGTTTGAAGCAGTCACAATAATGGTGCTGGCATCCATCATCGGAATGCAATGGTACACCATCGTAACCTACAAAGAAAGATTTGAGAGAATAGGAAGAATCATAAAAAAGATTCAAGAAACCAAGGAAGATAAGGGACACACTCACAAAACAGAGAAACCCAGAATCATTCAAGGCGACATGGACATAATTCATAAAGGACAAAAAGCAACTGTCCAGGCACTTATATATCCAAGAAAGATGAAATAAAATGCTTAAACTATTGATTCCATTAGTCTTGCTCTTTGCTTGTCAAGACGAAGTGACACAGTTCAGCGAGACAGATAGTCAGCAGCGAGCAGTAACTGGGGATATTATGTCTCCTGATGTTCAAATTGTTCAACTACTTCCAGACATTACAGTGGATGCCTACGTTGACCCTTGCGAGGGAGTTCAGAACACAGATGATAACTACTGCCAATGTCACCCTCGTTGCTGCCAAAGGCAGACCTGGTATTGTCCTCCGAGAGGTACGGAGATACTTGCCAAAGAAGCAATCCTAGATATCTGTGGCGACGACTATGTTCCCTGTGATAGAAGCATAAACGATACTTGTCCACCAGCAGAGATTATTTTTGAAACGGGATGTACTCATGCTTTTGATTGCCCACCAGGGATAAATGAAGACTTTACAATGTATTACGATTGTGAGATTGAAGGTAGACCAGGAACTCAGGAGGTCGTCTGTGATAAGGGTAGACTTTCATATGGCGAGTGTGTGTCTTGCTATAGCACTGACGAAGTGTGTGATGGTCAGGATAATGATTGCGATGACTTGATAGATGAAAACCAACTAAATGAATGTGGAGAGTGTGGGCAGTTACCACCAGATACTTGCGACAATATTGATAACGACTGTGATGGGCAGATTGATGAAAACTTAGTTAAAGAGTGTGTCACTGATTGCGAAAGAGGTATCGAAGTTTGCGAGCAAGGAAACTGGATTGGTTGCACTGCACAACAACCATATGAAGAGGCGTGCGATGGTTTCGACTCTGACTGCGACGGTAGAGTTGACGAGGGGTTGAACTGTCAGTGCCCTCCCGAAATGGTGGGCGCTCTCTTACCTTGCGGTGAACCTCCTCTCTCTTGCGGCATGGGGTTTAAGACTTGCGAATGCGACAACGAAGATTGTACTATAACAAAAATGTCAGACTGTCTTGCACTCTGCGCTTGGTTGCCACCAGAGATAGTCCCAGAAGACTCAGAGGATACTTGCGACGAGACTCTGGGCATGCCAGTAGAACCTGAGATGTGTAACAACTTTGATGAAGATTGTGATGAGTTAATTGACGAGAGTTTAGAGAAATCTTGCTACTCTGGACCAGAAGGAACAGGAGGTGTCGGCGTTTGCACTCCAGGAAATCAGATATGTCAAAACGGTCAGTGGTATGGGGAGACCAGTAGCGGCAATTACGTCCTTGACTTTTGTGCAGGCGAGGTTGTACCAAGCAGAGAGATATGTGACGGAGCAGACAACGACTGCGATGGTACGACAGATTTTGGTCAAGTCATACCAGACACAGATATTCTTTTTATTTTGGATTGGTCTGGTTCTATGGAATATAACATCAATGCCGTAAGAATGGCAATGACTAGGTTCGCTACTCAGTTCTCTGCGGAAGGAAAGTTAAAGTGGGGATTGATTACAGGACCGAGAGTTTTCCCAACACCTGGGACAAGAAACGTTAACCTTCCAGAATATTTGAGACTAGATTCTGACATCACAGATTTTTCCACTTTTATGAGCGCATTTTCTTCGGCAGGTGCATTTGAATCAGGTTCTTCTTCGGAGATGCTCAGAGACGCATTGTATTTATCTGTTCGCTCTATCGCAACGACTCTGCCTTACGACTTACAAGGAGCAGTATGGGGTCAGTCTATGGGTCGGGATATTCACTCTATTCCAGAATTAAAGTTTTTTAGAGTAAACTGGAGAACTGATGCAGATAGAATTGTAATATTATTTACTGATGAAGAAGACCAATCTTATATGTCGCCAAAGATTCGGAAACCAGAGGTGATTGAAGCACTCGGTTCCTCTCCGAACACTAAGTTGTATGCCTTTACCAACGGAGGTTTTCAGGGGAGAACTTGGGATGATTACGTTAACGAGACTGGTGGTGAAAGATTTGAATTATCTTCTAGTGCAGACCAGATGTATGAAGATTTAATGTCCATACTTGATGAGATTTGTCTGCCAGATGAGTCTGCATCACTTCCTGCCGAGGAAAACTATTTCATGCCTGTTAGTTCTAAAATTCGTCTTGATTTCACGCTACGAATGTGCTTCTAAAGACTACTTATAGTTAGATAAAATTAGGAGACTAGCATGTGTATTATATGCGTTGAATTTGAAATGAGTCGCTTAACTATCAGTGAAGCAAGAAGAAACCTTGCCGAAATGAAAGAAGTTCTTGACGAGGAACACGTAGAAGAAATTGAAAAACTGCTCGATGAAAAGGAAGCAGAAAGAATAAAAAAGATGGATAACGAAGAATTCAGAGAAGAGTTCTCGGGAATCATAGCAGACGGGTCGGATTAATTATGAAAAAGATTTTAACAGAGTGGAGAAAATACCTCCAAGAAACAGCGATGACGGACAAAGGTTTTCCAATGAAGGTTTATTACGGAACAGACATTCAGAATTTACCAAACATCAGAGACAACGGAATCGTAAACTTGCCAACAGATTTAGATATTGAGCAGGACAAGATGGGCGTTCCGACTTGCTCTGACCCTCAAGATGCAAAATCGTTTGGTAACGTCGTTCTAGAGATTGATGGGGCATTCCTTGAGGGTTCGATGCAATATGAATCTTATCCAAACTCAAAAGGGTGCAGGGTGAGAATGAAGGATTCAGCAGCAATGTCAGGTTCTGGTGTCGATAACATGGTCGATACTCTCGGAACAAACATTCCTTTTGACGCAGTTAGAAATGTAATTTTCTCAGGAACACCTAACCTAGAACAGTTGAAAGAAAGTGGGTTTGCGAATGTTGAAATCTCTTCTTTTCCAACAGAAGAGGGAGAGATAAAAACTCTTTACAAACCACAACAAGAAGACTGAACTATTTACTTGTAATAGCGAGGTTTTATGTTGAATGACGACAAAGCATAGTTGTGAACAAGAATTCTCAATTGGAGACTTAGTTCGACTAAAAGGGGATGACTTCTTATCTCATGGAATCGGACTTATTCTAGATAGGCGAGACGATTCGGCAGACATTATAAAAGATTTTGTAAAACAACTTGGGATAGACCCAGAAAAGGATAACGATGTGTCGGACGCTCTCCAGGCAGCAGACAAATATCTATTAAATACTTCAGTATATTTGGTTCACTGGCAAGGAGGTTCAACAACAAAAAATGTTTTTAGAAATATTTGGATGTTTTATAACGAAATAGAACTACTTAGCAAAGTTAGTTCTTCAAAGGACGAAAATAAGGGAGAAACAAAATGAAAACAATTATCGCTATGGCAGTACTTTTGACAGCACCTTGGGCATTCGCTCAAGAAACCATCATGCCCCCAGCACCAGAGAGTGAATTGAAGATTGTTCCTGCGGTAAAGACAACTGCCTCGGTCTACGGTGAGGACTACACAGTTGCGAGAGACGAAGACGGTAAAATCGTTTTTGTTAAAACAGAGGTGAAGGAGAAATATATCCGTCCCATCTTAATTCAAGTCGAAGAACCAGAAAATAACCAATAAAACACTTGACTTTCACATTAACTTCCTCTATAGTAATACCATGAAGAAGGAGGAAGAATGTCTGAAGAAGCAGAGACGTTAAAACAAGTTGTAAAATCTAGGGGTTTTTATCTCGGACCATATAATGGAATCTCTGAAGTGTTCGACAACGACCCTTGGTTCCGTTGTTTTTATATGGAGATTGCGGCACTTTACGGACTACCAGTATCTCAAAAACATGCCTATACAAAGCAGGAGAGAATTCTCTCTGCTTTTGCATCCATAAACATTAGTATTGCTTTGGAGCAGAACATTAAGGTTTGGCACCCTTGGTGGAAAGAGAAACGTGAAATCACACCAGAACTTGCAGAAGAGTTTTGCAGAATGTATTATGAAGATACTGGCGAACAAGTTGTTCCATTAATGTAAAAAAGTTATTGACAAACCATAATTCATTTGCTATAAATAGAGAGTAATCAACGAGGAGTTCTCATGCAACACCCAAATTTCACAAATGCCTCGGCACGACGCTTGGCATTTAAACTTATAGATAGAAGTGAAGACAAGATACAAGAAGTCTTGTCTAATTTAGAACCAGAGTTCAAGAATGCTATTGTAGCAGAACTCGTAAAGAGAAGGATTGAAAGGGGTCGTAATGCCCAAGCAGAGTAAACCTATTTTAGTTGAGAACAAGCGAAACCGTAACGAGTTTCGTCATCTAACACCAGCGGATATTGCTTCGCACCATGAGCATACTATCCGCAAGATAGAAAAGGAGTAAATGCTTTACGAGTTATGGGTTAAAGGAGAGTTAGGACTACATAAGGACAAACCTTTACTTAAAGCAGTGTTTCCTTCCGCAGTATCAGCGGAGAGACAAATGATAAAATTATTACAGCAAGGACACTGTGCTTTTGTAGTAAAAAAGAAGTTACCAAAAACTATTTAATACAATGCCCTCTTCGGAGGGCAATTCTTTATGAAAGAGGAGAAAGAAATGGCAGACAATAAAGAATCAGTAGAAGCATTGAAGATGCTCAACATCGAGACAGTTCATTCAGATGGAAACTTCGAGTTTAAAGTTGAAATGACAGAGGAGTTTGAAGATTGGTTCAAGGAATCTCAAGGACTAAAGAAGTGGTCAGAGAAGCGATTCAACGAATGGTTCAAGGGACTTATTTCAGCGGGCATCCCAGAGGTTCACTCAATTCTTCTTGGCAACGCTGTAGAGGCAAGCACTGGTGAACCTGTTACGGAAAACCAGTGATTGATGTAGAAAAAGAGTTTAATCAGTTTCAGAAAGAGATGTGGTCTCACGAAAAACCTCTTCTATTCGCTGCTGCTATCGTTGAAAAACTTTTATTAGAAAATAAAAAACTTCATCATGCTCTTTTAAAGACTCTAGAGCGAAACAGAGACGAATTTATTGAAGATGTTAGGGCGAAACTAGACTTTAGTCAATTCGAAAACGAGGAAAACTGATTTTACCATCCTATTTACAACAAGTAACTGGAGGGTAAGAAGATAGAATCGCCTAACTTAGAGAAAAACTTCGAAGAAATAGAGGCACTTCGACAAGAAGTTGAGAAACTCAGAGAACAAAACGAAGAATTGAAGAAGGCGCTTTTGAGTTCTCTTGATGCAAGAATTTATTCTCTCTTGGGTCTGTGTGGATTCGCAAGAAGAGAAGATTTGAACGAATCATCGGAGGACTGATTGAATGCCTTTTCGTGTTGGCGACCTGGTAGCAGAGGACCATTCTCTTTATTGGAAGTTTTACCATAAGTCTTTTATTTTCATTAATGAGGAGTCTGACCCCTCGGAGGGTGAAGCAAAGCAGACCATAGGTATTGTGATGTCTGTTCACAAGAGATTTCCAGATGCCTTTTTTGACATACCTTATTATGTCTACAAGGTAAAGTGGTTGAACGCACCTGCTGGAAACTATTGGGATGATAAGTATTTTTATGAAGATGAATTGATTCTTTTGTCAAGGGTCAATCCAGATGAACCAGACCCAGAATACGAGGAAGACATAGACTTCACTGAGTATGATGAGGAAAAGGAAGAAGAATGAAGGTTGGAGATTTAGTGGAACTATCGAGTTACGCAAAGAAGTTGAAGAGAAACGTGTCGCTTGTAAATAAAGTTGGCATCATAGCAGAGGTTATGAATCCATCTTCAATACACGAGATTTATGATATTTATTGGATTGGAGGAGAACTTCAACCGATATATGATAGAAAAGAATTAAAACATTTTAGGAGAAAGGGATAAATGGTTATAAAGGAAGGTTCCAAAGGAACAGATGTAAAAGAACTTCAAAGAGCATTGAAGGAACTAGGGTATAATTGCGGAATTGCAGACGGGATTTTCGGAATGGGCACAAGAGTGCAGGTAGAGAAATTTCAGGAGGACAATGATTTGTACCCAGATGGCATCGTTGGTTCAGGAACTCTTTCTGCTATGAATCCTCAATTACCTGATAATTTAAAATTTCAAATCGACGGCGAACCAGACCCAGATGAAACTTTTATAAAATTACCTTGGACTAAGGTAGAAGCAGACAAAGTAAAAGGTTCAGGCGGTTATTCTTATTTTCGTCTTCGTAAAGACGCAGCAGAGGCGTATAACGCTCTCAGAGAAGACGTTCTCGCCCTCGGAGGCGTAATCACGTCAGCAGGAGCAAAGCGCCCTCTAACGGACAGTAAACCGATGGCAAGTCGTTCTCTAAAATCTCTACACTACACAGGTTTGGCGTTCGATATGGCACTTGACTCTGGTATGAACAATCCCAAAAAAGAAATGATTGTCATAGAAGAAGGTGAAGGTAGAAAGTGGAATGTCTGGTGCAGAACTGAGAACGAGAATGTTCCAGTTAGGAAGATACAGGCATACACTTATCAGAACACTAAGGTTGTTGTGGAAGATAGATTCTTTTCTTTTACTGAACTTGCTGAGAAGCACGGTTTCAAAGGCATCTCTGCTAGACGTTCGTTCAAGAAGGGTGGCAGTTACCTCGGCGCAGAGTGGTGGCACTTCCAGTATGAAAAAGCACTCACCCCAGGTGTGTCAACATTTGGTGGAGAACTATTAAAATTATATTCCCTTGCAGAAGTTAAATCAACCTTCAAACCTTGGGAAGAATCAAAGAATTGTATTTGGAAAAAAAGTTGGTTTTAATCCTTGACATTCCCATCACATTATAATATAGTCTTCTTGTAACTACGAGGAGGAACTAAATGTCTAATCTAGGATATGCCTGTATTAATACAGTGCTCAATACTTTGCCTAAGTCTAGGCGAGTCACAACTAATCGCTCTATGGTCAAGCGAACATTCAAGGAGCGAGGTTTGCCTTATGCGTCAGAACTTGCTCTTCAGAACTGCAAGGACTTGCTAACAGTTCTCAAGTGGAATCACGCCAACGGCATACACTTCTTCCGTTTATCATCAGATTTATTTCCTTGGTCGTCAGAGTACAACATCTCAGACTTACCAGACTACGATGACATCTGCCTTGCTCTACAAGAAGCAGGTGACTTTGCTCACGACAATGGTCATCGTATCACTACTCACCCAGGACCATTCAACGTACTTGGTTCTCCCAAGGAAGACGTAGTGACCAAGACTATCAAAGAGTTGAATACTCACTCTGAGATATTTGATATGATGGGATTGCCCGATAGTCCCTATGCCAAGATTAATATTCACGTTGGTGGTACTTACGGTGGTGACTTTGCTGGTACAGCAGAGCGCTGGTGCCGTAACTTCTTTAAACTATCTGTCAACTGTCAGAATCGTTTGACTGTGGAGAACGACGACAAAGCATCTATGTGGAGCACTCGTCATCTTCATGACTATATTCACAAGGTTATTCACATTCCTATCGTGTTTGACTATCACCACCACAAGTTCTGTACTGGTGGGCAGACTGAGCAAGAAGCACTAGAACTTGCTATGTCTACTTGGCACGGTGTTACACCTGTCGTACACTACTCGCAGGATAGAAGCGTAGAACACAATGACCCTAAGATTCGTCCACAGGCACACTCGGACTCTTACTGGACTGCTATTGAAACTTACGGACACAACATTGATGTTATGTTGGAGTGCAAACACAAAGAGCAGGGTCTGTTCAAGATGCGTCAGTTGCTTGAAGAAAAAGTTTCACTCGCTGCTTAACAGATAAAGATAAGATGTTATAATAAATAAAACAACAGAAAGGGACTGAAATGTCTAACATCATTGCCGACGTAGTTGTTGATGTGCAGCACGGAGATTGCGGTAAAGGTAAGATAACACATCATCTTGCAAGAACAGGTGATTACACACACGTTGTTCGCTACAATGGCGGGCACAACGCTGGGCACACTATCTATCACGAGGGCAAGAAGTTTGTAACCCACGTCATCCCTTGCGGTGTGTTCTTTGGAATAGAATCCATCATCGGTCCAGGGTGTGTGGTGAATCCAGACAGACTGCTTTCAGAGATGAAAGAGTTGCGAGATGCTGGTATTGATATAGACAATCTTTTGTCAATTGCTAAGAACGCTCATGTCATTACAGACTGGCACTTAGCAGAGGACAACAAAGATAAAGCAATTGGTACTACCAAGCGAGGCAACGGACCTGCTTATCGTGATAAATACGGTAGGAAAGGTGTGAGGGCAGAGCAGGTACCAGAACTGCAAGAGTATCTTATTGATATCTATCAAGAATTTCACCACAACAATGAGTCTACTGTAAAGATTCTTTTTGAAGGCGCTCAGGGTTTTGGACTTGACGTTGACTGGGGAGACTATCCTTATGTAACTTCATCTCACTGTACTGTCGGCGGCGCAGTCTTGAACGGAATCCCAGCACAGTCAGTGCGTAATGTTTATGGTGCTGCAAAGATTTATGAAACTTATGTCGGGGCAAAAGACTTTGGCATGGAAGAAGGTATTGTTGCTAAGGCAATCCGAGATGTTGGGGAAGAGTACGGAGCAACGACAGGAAGACCGAGAAAGGTTGACTGGTTTGATTTAGATGCGGTGTCCAAGGCAGTTGACATTAACGGACTTACCACACTTGTAATCAACAAGGTTGATGTCTTAGAGCAGGTTCGACGCTTTATGCTTTATCATGGAGATAATAAGTTTGAGTTTGATTCAATGGACGACATGCAGTACTACATCACAGAGCATTTAAAGAGAGATAACTTTGAGATTATCTTTTCGGGACATAAGGACAGAATCTAATGAGAAGATGGAAGATTACATTTACGAATGGCGAAGAAAATTTCCCAAGCATTTTTGGAGATTTCGTTACGTTTGCAGAGGCAGCATCATTCGCTTACTTTAAAAAGAATTCTTTGTACAAGGGGTTTAGAATTTTTGCTGTAGAGGAAATGTTATGAGAAAGTTTTTATTATATTCTTTGCTATTCAATCTTGGGTTTGCATCGGCAGTATTCGTCGCAAGGACTAAACCTCAATACATTGTTCCAGACGTAATGCTGGCACTGGAAGAGGCAATAGGAGAAGTTCAGAAAGGTTGTCCTCTGTTGTTTGACTATGCAGTGATGTTAGAAAAAGAGAATGCCAATCTGAATAGAGTTTTAAGAACTATGACTTTTGACAAGAAGGAGTAGGTTTATTTTTTAACCACTCTGCAAACTCTTCTTTATTTATTTTGAACTGTTTGTAGAAGAGTGCTTTGAAGATTTCCTTTCCTTTGTCATCTTTTTGACTACACCAAATGTAAGAGAAAGAGTTTTTGATTCCAGAGATTTGTTTTTGATTGCGTTCGATACTTTGCTCTATCAGTTCGAGAGTTTCATCAGAGAGAAAGTCAATGTCTAGTCTTAATTCACCAGCAAGTTCGACGAGGAGCATCCAGTTTTCTTCGTCAACTGCTTCGGCAGCAAGTTTGAATATTTCGTTCAGTTCTTCGTCTTGTACTTTATCAGGATGAGTTTTCTGAGCGATAGAGCGATAAAGTTTTTTTAATTCATCAGGAGTATCAGGTGGAGTACTACTTTCAACACGTCCGTCTTCGTCTAGGGGAACATCAGGGGGAACTTCTGGTTTCTCTTCAGGACTTTCTTGTTCCTTTTGTTTCATTTCTTGTTGCCGCTTCCATTCGATGAAGGCAAACTCGTCTTCGAAATCTTTGGAGAGTTTGTTCTTTTGCTCCTTATTCTCCTCAGTCAAATCTTCGAGTTCCATGCTAACGAGAGATGCTTTCATTGTAATCTTTTTGACTTTACGACGAATTTTTTTTACCATAACAGATTAAATAGTCTTGACTTTCGTAGACTGATGTGATAAGGTGTTAATATAGACAATGAGGGAAAAATTTCCAACATTAGATTTGCATGGTGTGAGGCACGAAAAGGCAGAACACTTAATAGAAGATTTTATGTTGGAGATGATAGACGAGTTGCCCATTGCGATAATCACGGGACATTCCCAATATTATCAGGAACTTGTCAGAACTCTTGCTGAGAAACTAGAGTTGAAGACACACCCTCAGTGGTGGAGGAACCCAGGTTGTTGGATAGTAACGGAGAAAGAGATATGACAAGTTTAAAGACACCATTGAGGTATCCTGGTGGCAAGTCCCGAGCGATAAAGAAGTTGAGTCCAAGTTTGCTTGAAAGTTTCAGCGACTTCAGGGAACCATTCTTGGGCGGTGGTTCAATGGCACTTCATATAACACAGACTAGACCGAACGCATCTGTTTGGGTCAATGATGCTTACTACAATTTATATAACTTTTGGGTTCAACTTAGAGATAATGGGGGCAAACTACATCAAGAGTTGGTTAAGATAAAGCAACCTATCATCTATGCTTCAAAACCTCTGAGGAAGAAGAAGGTGCCAAAATCAGAGTGGGAACCCAAGATACACCTGATGATAGACAAGCATCGAGAATTGTTCAATAACGCTAAGTCAAACATATCTTCTGAAACTTGTGACTTGACAAGAGCAGTGCAGTTCTATATCCTGAACAAGTGCAGTTTTTCAGGTCTTGGCGAGAGCAGTTCATTTTCAGAGCAGGCATCTGAACAGAACTTTAACATGACTGGTATCAACAAGTTACCAGAATATTCTAAATTGATAAAGAAGTGGAAGATTACAAATCATGATTATGCAGATGTGATGAACTCTCCAGGAAAGGATTGCTTTGTTTTCCTAGACCCTCCATATGATATAAAGGACGATTTGTATGGAAAGAACGGAAACATGCACTCTGGGTTCAATCACATGAGGTTCTATGAAGACGTGGTTCAGTGTCCTCATAACTGGATGATTACTTATAACTCAAATGAGGTCTTAAAAAAGCGCTTTTCTGATTACTTTTTTAACGATTGGGACTTGACATATACGATGCGTTCTAGTAAAGTGTATACAGAAGCACAAAGAGACAGAAAAGAATTGCTAATAACAAATTATGAAAGGAAGAATAGCAATGCTTGATTTGAGAAAAGAAGTGAACTGGACTAAAGTATTTAGAGTCATAGATTCTACTGGAACTCTTAAACGTAACCAGACTAGACCATTGCGGACAGAGATTGTTGAGTTAGCAATCGACAAATACAGCAATGGCAAGTTAAAGTACGTCGGTGACTCTGCTGACGGTATGGACTTCGAGGGTTCAGATGGACTCCGTTACGAGTGCAAGATGCAGGGGACAATCTTTCAACCGAGAGTGCCACACACTTCATCAGTCATTCTTAAAAACCACAGAGGTCGCAACCTTGGCGTCCCATCAAAGACATTCGATAAGATGATTTTTATTGACACGGGTAAGAGGAAGGTAGGCGTCGTTGACTTTGAACAATTGACCATGAAGGAGAATGACTCAAACGTCATGTGCAGGGTCGATGACCAAAGCATTGTAAATGTCGTTGCCGACAAAGTTCCCTCTGATACGTCACGTCAGGTGGATATGGAAAAAGTCATCTTTGAGGCAATTCAGAGGTCTTTATAAAATGGAAGTAACGATTTATTTGCTTGAAGAAGATGGTATCAAGAGTAGAACTACCACCTTTCCATTTAGAACAGAAGCAACCTTAAAAAAACACTTGACATCCATTTACGGACGTGATAATATGGAGAACGTTCAATGGGATATTATTGAACCCGAAGAGGAAGAAGGTTTAGAGGAGATTGAGTTGCCAGAAGACTCTGAAGTCGGCGCTTATTTGAGAAAGCGATTAAAGAAAGGGAAGAGATAATGTGGACAAAAGAAACTCTAATTGATAGCATGCTTCGAAGGAAGGGGCAAGCACTCAAGACTGAAAAAACTCTTCTGAAAACGAGACTCAAGAAGGGATACATTACCCAGCAAGAGTATGACGAGATTATCGAAGAGACAAAAGAATACTACAAAGAGTGGAAAGATTATAAAGAACCTAAAAAACGACAACGACGACAGGGGTTAAGATAATGCCGTGTACATATTGTGGTAATCCAAAGCACACTCGAAAGCAGTGTGAAGAAATTAGTAACGACTTTCAGACTTACTTAAATGTAAGTACTCTGGTTAGGCAAGGTTATGTAGAGAGTCTAACAGAAAAGGGCATTGTCCCAGGTGCTGTTGTACGAACTTACAATAGAACAAAGAACTTTATGAACACTTCTTCAGAAGTTCCTGTGAAAGGCATCGGAAACCTTGACATGTTTAGTTGTTATTCAGGACCAGGCAAGAAAGCATTCGCTAATGAAACTCCTACTAGGGAGCACATTATCCTTGACGATGACGACGAGCGAATGGTTACTACAAACCATTGCTACGAGGTTGTTCAGGCAAGCGACCAAAACTGGTCAACCAGTTGGGTTACGACACCAGTTCTCACAGAGGACGAGTTCAAGGCAATGTTCAAGGGAAAGAAGCGTCACATTGGGTTTGAAGCATCATTATTTGGGTGTGTTGTAAAGAAGCACACTACCCATCAAGAATCAATGGAAGAAATAGTTGCTAGATATCAGCGAGAAGCAGAGGAGGAAGAAGCAAAAATGAGTAATGTAATCAATGGTGAATCAATTTATGTTGTAACAGGAACATCAACAACTGACGATTATAAGAGAGTTCACTCAAGTTCAGAAACAAAAACAGCAACAAGTTTTGAGACAGCACGAGCACTTGCTGCTCAAATGTACTTGGAACAAGCAGAAGACTGGGACACTTTCTATTTCCACAAGGACTTGCTAGGAGAGTTATCCACTGCACTATCAGACACAGCAGACCCTGGTGTTACGACTTACGAGTTCTTTGAGCGACATGAGAATACTCTGTTTGAGGGCGAGTATGTTCCAACGACTTTCTATGTTACTATTGAGGAGCAACAAACAGAAGTAGCAAACGTCTCTGCTCTCCGAGAAACAGTTCAGGATTTAGCAGAGAGATTTTTGGAGGAGTAAAGATGCCTCACTATAACTTTAGAAAAGACCATCCGATAGCAAGAAAGACTGAGAGACAAATCTCAGACTATCTCGTGTCGAAAGGTTACGAGTTTATTGACGAATGTGACAATGCAGACTACGACATTCGAATGAAGACGCCTTCAGGCGAGGTCGTAACTATCGAGATAAAAGAAGATTTCACTTGTCAGAAGACTGGAAACATCGGTCTTGAGTATCATTGCAGGGGAAAACCTTCTGGAATTTCTGTCTCTAAGGCAGACTTTTATCTTTACAAGACTCACGAACCCAGTGGTGACAAGAGTATGTATGTGATTAGGACATCTGATTTAAAGAAGATGATTGAGAATAAACTTTATTTCAGAACAGTAAACGGTGGTGACCCTGGTTCTAATAGTTTGAATTATTTGTTTAAACTAGGCGTAGTAAAAGAAAACTTTACACTCATTGGAAAGTTGGAGGATTAATGACGGCAGTCTTAAAAGCAGTTGCCCTGTTCACAATGGCACAACTATTCGCATGGTTCCAGTTGAACTCGCAGTACATCTGGGAATGGTGGAGGGGCAAGGCATTTATCTCTGCTTTAGTCTGGGGCATTCCATGCTCTATGATGTTTTACTATGCTTGGACCACAGCAGCGGATGCAGCAGGTTCAGTTTGGTCGGCGAGGTTTATAGGTTCGAGTGTAGGGATAGTTATATTTCCTATCCTAACTTACGTCTTGCTTGGTGAATCTATGTTTACAACAAAAACAATGATTTGCTTTACACTTGCACTTACAGTTGTTTTGATTCAAATCTTTTTTTAAAAGGAGTTAACAAGAGAATGAATAAAGATTATAATAAGAAAATAAAGCAAGATGATTTTGTAAAACTTGTAAGAACTGAACCGAAAGTAACAGGCAGAGTAGTTCAGGTTTTCGAAGATAAGTTAGCATTAGTAAGATGGTCTGACGGTATTGTTGCCAAGCATTTTATTGATGAGTTGAGATTAATTAGGATGGATGAAATGTCTGGTCCTTGGATGGGTTTTTAGTTGGTAACTATTTAAAAAGACATGGGGGTGTAGTTCAGTTGGGAGAACGTCTGCCTTGCACGCAGAAGGTCAGGAGTTCGAATCTCCTCACCTCCACCATGTACCTCAGTAGCATAACGGATAATGCAAATGACTTCTAATCATTAGATTGCAGGTTCGAATCCTGCCTGGGGTGCCAACTTGTTTTATGGATAAACTTTTTTATTTATCCACTATTTATATAAAATAGAGGAGAATAATTATGCCTATTCATGAAATAAAACATTGCAAGCGTTGTAATT